CCACATTCTTTAACTTGTCATCTACTGGAATATAAAAGCCTAATTCATGTATCAAAATCTCAACACTAAATTATACATCATGAATAGTTTAAATATCACCATTGACAGTTATGTCCCAATCGTCCTTCACATAAGAACTAATGTCAGGGTTATCAACATTCTCCATAAGTCCCAATTTTCTTGCATGCCTCTGTGCATCATCAGAAATCAAAGTATCAGTATACACACCACTCGCAAGTGCCCTCTAAGGAAGTCGTGTTACATAGTACTGCAAAGGTCCTGGACTAATCCATTAAGATAAAAAATCTAAACCCTAAACCAAACCTTCACTAGCCTGTCCTAAACCAAAATCACCTGAAGTACCTTACGGTGCCCATAAATTGGGGAATCGTGATTAGGCAGCATTGACATACTAAGGTGCAACATACAACAAAGAGTCATCACCAGATACATAAATCTTGTAGTGCGTCTAGGGAATACCAGCCGTCTATAACCAAAATTTATTGTATAGGTATACTCGTAAAGTATTTCCCAAAGTAGTCAAAGTAGGGTGCCCACTCGTAACGGTACCTCTAACAGTAGCTTTGAACCGGAGAACTGAATTCTCATCGATGTATTGCATATCAATTGTCTCCTTCAAAAGTACTTCACGAACGACTTCAAACAAGTGCTAAGGTGCAGAACACGACCTGAGAACATTATCCAAAATTCTTGTCAAGAAATAATGATCCACACATTGTATCAATTTAATGTCTTGGTGAGCATCATGTGAAGAACCATCATTTGCTAGATAGATCCACGTCGACACGTAATCTTCATGCAGAAAATCAGCAAGTTGGTGACAATTATACCCCACCATAAAACCAGGCAAGATTTATTTGAGTACCTTTAACACATATTTATTGACCATACCCGGATATGCTTACAGACTAGCATGAGGTCCATTGATGAAACGGGGACGTCCAGATAGATCAAACCATAAGGTAGAGTAATTAAACTCATTCGCTTTCACAAACACATTCATAACAGTTACTATTTACAATTTGGAATCGGTAAAGTCAAAACCATTTCTGACTGCCGTCCTTTACTTAGGCTCACATTCTTGAATATACTCCTCTTTGGAATACGCAAACAAATTTTGCTAGAAGGTCCCAATGAGTTAATCAAGTTCCATCTTACTAAAAAGTTTGAAAGCAGCAAGTACCGCTGGATCTGGCTTCAAATCCACACCACCAAGCCGATTGAAAGCAACCGGTAGGTTACGGAGACACGACGTATAGACGAACATCTATTTCGGTTTACCTTCTTCGTCGAATCTCTTCCCG